CACCACCACAGCCGCTCCGACAACTACCACCACCACAGCCGCTCCAACTACAACAACGACAGCCGCTCCAACTACAACAACGACAGGAGGCGGCGGAGGTTGTACAGGAGATTGTGTCTATATGTGGGATGGATTCTCTTGGAGCATCTCATCCAATACATGTTCATGTACTTGTTCAGAGCCTGCTGGTTCAGGATCATTTCCTGGCGATACTCAGAACGGAACTTGTTCTTAAAATTTAATCACGGCATAAGGAGACGAACTGATGCCAAAACTCACTATCGGAATGGCTCATTTTGATGATTATCATGGAGCCTATTTCACGATTCAGTCATTGAGAATGTATCATCCTGAAATCATCAAGGATGTTGAATTTGTTGTCATTGATAATTCGCCAAACTCTGATCATGGAAAGATGCTCAAAGGATTCGTTGAAGGTCATGCTCAAATTGGAACAGCGGGAACAAAGTATATTCCTTTGACTTATCCGAAGGGAACTTCACCAAGTCGAAACGCAATCTTCGAACATGCAACCGGCGATTTTGTTTTGGTCAATGATTGTCATGTTATGTATCCATCAGGATCAATCAAACGCTTGTTGGATTACTACGATGAAAACCCAGAGACAAGCAACATCTATTCAGGCCCGTTAATTTATGATTCGTTGAGTCAGATCACAACTCATTTCAATGATGAGTGGCGTGGTGAGATGTGGGGCACTTGGGGTTCTGCTTGGACTGATCAAGATGAAACAGAATATTTTTCTATCATTCAAGACCCGTCTGATGAATCTAAAGCAATGCCGATTTCATTAGAGATGGGACAGAATGAAATTCTGAGTTGCGGAGGAATGCAAGTTCCGCATGGAGTTGATTGGGCTGATCATCAACGAGTTTTTGAAAGTGCTGGTTTCAAGATTGCCGGATTCAATGACGATGACAAACCATTTGAAATCACTGGTCAGGGTTTAGGCTCTTTCACTTGTCGTCGTGAGGCATGGCTTGGATTCAATGAACATTCTCGATCTTTTGGTGGTGAAGAACTTTATATTCACGAGAAGTTTCGACAAGCTGGACACAAAGCCATTTGCCTTCCGTTTTTGAAATGGCTTCATAGATTTGGAAGACCAGACGGAGCCAAATATCCATTATCCCGATATGGCAAAACTAGAAACTATGTTCTTGAATTCAATGAGCTTGGTTTTGATCTCGATCCAATTCACAAGCATTTTGTTGAGTCCGGATTATTGCAAGAAAAGGTTTGGAAGCATTTGATAGATGATCCGATAGCCCATGAAGATGAAAGAATCGGAGGAGGTTGTTCATCTTGTGAAGCGGCGGCAATGCTTAGAAATGATTCACTAGAAAAAGAACAAGCTGGAGTTGAACGAGTTTTTGAAATAGTCGCATCGGTCAAACGTGATCTTGAAGAGCATCTTGAGTTTCTTCGTGATATAGCGAAAGACTGTGACCATATCACCGAAGTTTCAAAACGAAAAGAATCGTTTGTTGCGTTTGCGGCATCTCGCCCAAAGAAGTTTGTTTCCCATAACATTGAACCTCATGGGCTGATGGATTATCTCAAAGAAGTAATTCCTGAAACAGATTTTCAAATGACAACTTCTTCCACTGATGAAGTTCAATCAATCGAAGAAACGGATTTGCTTTTTATCGATACTCGTCATACTTATGCGACACTATCAGAAGAGCTTCGAAAATTCTCGCCATCGGTTAAACGATTTATTATTTGTAGAGGCACGGTCACGAATGGCGAACGTGGCGAAGATGGAGGAGCGGGAATCATGGTCGCTCTTCGTGATTTCATGAAAGATCATCCAGAATGGTCAGTGATCCATCATCGAACAAATCAATATGGAATGACAGTTCTTGGTCGATTGAAAAAAGACAAGCCAAAACTTCCATCAAAAATTCAAATGGCTAAAAATCTGGCTGTCGCTGTCAAAGATCACATCAAAGAAGGTTCTGAAGATGCCACTGCTGAAGAGCTTGAAAATCGATTATCGATTTGTAGCATTTGCGAATTTAGAAACAACGAACAATGCTCACTTTGTGGATGCTTTCTTGCTAAGAAAGCGAAATGGGCGGAACAAGAATGTCCAATTGGAAAATGGACAAAAAAGGGAGACAACAAATAATGAAACCTCAATTTCCACACATCGGCGGTTGGCTATATGATCATGAATTTCTTGCATTGTCACAACTAGCAAGAGGCAAACGAGTTCTTGAGATCGGAGCATTTCAAGGACGGTCAACGGTTGCTCTTGCTCAGAGTGCTGAACACATTGTAAGCGTCGATCATTTTTCTGGTGATGAGTTCACCGGCAATGTCGGCGGAAGCACAATGAACAGAGAACAAGTGATTGAAAACTATGCACGAAATACAAAACCCTACAAAGATAAAATCACGGTGATCATTTCGGATATGTACAAAGCCATTCCGCTATTGAATCCAAAAGATTTTGATCTTCTGTTTTATGATGCGGATCATACGGCGGAAGCGGCGAAGTTCTTTTGCGATTGGGCATTGGATGCCAGAGAAGATTCAATCATTGCTTTGCATGATTACAAGCCTGGCGATCCGGTTTGGCAACCATCGGTTGATGTTATGGATGAATGGCATTCGAAAACCGGAAGACTTGGGAAGCTCGTCGGATCGTTGTTCATTGCTGTAAGTTCACCGATTCCGTTTGGGCAACACTTAGGAACCGAAGAATATCCAGAGACAGTTGAAACGAGTTGATGTTTTTATCACTTGGATATTTTTAATGATTCAGCTTCCGTTCGAAGTTGCGTTGATTATATTTATGATGATTCTATTTAGTTTCAAAATTATAGGAACAAAACAAAAATGAAAATCGCCTGCTTGATGCCAACTTACAATCGCATTCCACACAAACAAGATTTGATTGAAGAAGCTCTTCATTCATTCTTGCTTCAGGATTATGAAAACCGTGAATTGATTATTTGCAATGACACACCAAATCAAAGATTGCATTTTGCTGATGAGATTTTCGGAGACAAAGTTGTGATTCAAAATCTCGATGAAAGATTTTCAACTCTTTCAGACAAGATTCAGTTCATGATTGATTCTTCTGATGCTGATGCTTTTTGTCGTTGGGATGATGATGACATTTGCCTTCCACATCGTTTGACATATTCAGCGAATAAGATGGGGGATGATTTGGAATGGCGTGCTGAAAATTATTTCTATTGCCCAGAGAAACGAACGATCATGACAAGCGGAGTTGGTAACACTCACACAATGAGCTTGTGGAAACGTGAAGTTCTGGAACAATTTCCCGATGGCAAATATCCACAAAAAGCAAGCGGTTGGGAAGATCAACAATTCAATATCTTGTTGAGTCAAAGCGGAGTCAATTCATCTGGTGAGATGCTTCCAGTTGATGAGATTTTTTATCTCTATCGTTGGGGCGTTTCGGATCGCCATCTTTCTGGAATTGGTGGCGGTAATGTTGGACTTCAAAGCCATTGGGACAGAATCGGACAACAAGAGATTGTTGAAGGTGATTTTGAACTCGATCCACATTGGGCGGAAGATTATCTTCTGAGAGCCAGAGAAGCCGCTGGAGCTTGTTCGGTATAGAATAGCTCTCACAACACCCGCTTCGGCTCAGATCGTCTCCCTGAGTCTTGTGGCGTGTTGTGAGAGTTTTTTATTTGGTTTCTGCTTTTAGAAAAAGTTTTTGAGCAGTTTTGAAACTTACTCAGGTTTTATTTTTGATTAATAACCGAGAGCAGCGACCATCCCTTCAGCCAAGTGGCGAAGGTAGTGGAAGACATCACCGTTCAAGAAGTCAATTTTGACAAGCATCGTTTTGATGTCTGCTTGGTACTCTTTCATTTCAGGAGCCGCTACGAAATCAACCAACATTGCCCAAGTAAGCCCGATGTGCCCATCAAGTCCGATTTCGTCGTGAAGGTCAGTCCCTTTTTCTTCGATCAGCGTTGTGAGGTAAGTTTTGAAAGTCATGGTTTTGGTTTCCCGTGTTTGAATGTTTGAATTAATGTTTAAGTCTTATACAAGTAATATATCGGACAGATAAGAATATAGCAATAGGTAAATCTGCATTTTTTGAAAAAAGTTTTTGATACGATTAGAGAATAAAAAGGTGGCAGTTTGGGATGCCAGCCCGTCCGATTAGGACTTCGCCTTGACCTCAACTTCGGTCAAACCGAAAGCCCAAACCATGTTGCTGAAATTTCTTTCAGCGTCTTCCACCGATTGGGCTTCGGTGGTGGCGACTTCTTTGCCGCCGCTCAGTAGTGAATACTCTTTCATTTTTTATCTCCGTGTGAAAAAGTAAAGGGAATTAATTATTTAGATGCAGATGTTCAGAACCTTTCTGAAAGCAACTTCAACTTGGCCGAAGAACTCATCATCCTTCATATTAGGGTGGGTGCAGTCTTCGGGGTAGAACACGTTCAGCACATCCAAGATAACTTTGAAATCTGCTTCAGTAAGTTCAGATTCTTTATCATTGCAGATGTCCAGAACCTTTTTGAAAGCAACTAGAACTTCACTTTCAAATTCATCAGTTTTCATTTCTGCGATGGGTGCGGTTTCTGTGTCGAATACGTTCAGCACATCCAAGATAACTTTGAAATCTGCTTTAGTAAGTTGCTCTGATTTGATCGTTGCGTTTGACATTTGATTTTGCTTTCGTGTTTGAATGTTTGAAGTAAGTTGTTTAGCGATATTTCTTAATTTCGTTATAGAATCGACTTCTTTGTCGCGACGTGCCGTTTTCCTCTAAATTTTCGACGTACGCTGAAACTTCTGGATTTTGACGACACACTATGCTGATAGCAGACGCCAAGTGACCACAGGCGTTTGGGTCATAGCGGTAGGTTCGTCCGATAAATGTGATAATCTGTTTTCGAGAATACTTTGACATTTGATTTTGCTTTCGTGTTTGAAGTTTGAATGTTTAAGTCTTATACAAGTAATATATCGCACGAATAAGATATCGCAAATACTATTTCTGCACTTTTTAAGAAAAGAATCAGAACTTCTTGTCAAACCACTATTTTTACAGTGTAAAACGAAAGAAAGTTTTTTCAATCAATTGATTGGAATCTCTTTCTTTTCGTACCAACTCCCATTGATTGGGGTCACTTCTGCTTCAACATCCAGAGGAACATTGATCCAATCGAATCTCTTTCTGATTCGTTTGGTCATGATCTGTTGAGCAGTTTTCAAGAACTCTTCAAGCTCTTCTTCATGAACATCGGCAACGATAGAATCGTGAATCTGGCCGACGATTTTTGATCTCATCTTTCGTTTGGTCATCCATCGATTCAGTTGAATCAACGACCACAACAGACAATGAAAAGCGGAACCCTGAACCGGATAATTGATCACATCATTTCGACCAAGAACACCTTCAATCTTGAAGCCTGTCAACGTGTTGAATCCGCCATTCTTTAGATAGTCATTGAACCAATCTTTCTTCCATTGTCCGTAGACTTTGAAACGCTTCGTCCAGAAGTCATGTTCAACGCTTTGAAGATGTCGTTCAAATGTTCGTGGACGTGGCTTCTCCGATGGATCACAAGCACCAAGACGTTGAATCCCGTTTCTCTTCAGATGCTCTTTGGCTGGCACTCCGTCGATCTCATGATTGAATGTGTCGATGGATTCCCAAAGAGCTTTGGCATTGTTCAGATAATAGTCCCCATAGAATTGAGGGAAGATGAACATGTTCTTTCCGCAATATCTCATTTGCTTTGAAACTTGTTCTGGTTCGCATTTGAAACATTCCGCCGCCATGTCTCGGTGCATGTCTTTGGTTGTGTCGTGGATGTATTCCAGCATCACCGGATCATTGTGATAGCAAGCGGCAATTCTGACTTCCAATCCAGTGAAGTCAACTTCAACGATTCGATGACCTTCACGGGGAATGAAACAACGCCGAATCAATTCACCGGCTTTCGGATCACGGACGGGAAAGTTCTGGAAGTTCGGAGAGTCAGAAGAGCTTCGATAAGTTTGAACCGTGTGGAGATTGAAAACCGGATGGATGAACTCACCACAAACTTGCCTTTGGATTCCTGCCAAGAATGTGTTCTTGATCTTCTTCAGTTGCTCAATCTCAACAAAGGTTTTTGCAAACGGTTCATCAATGCTTGCAATCGTTGCGGAATCCATTTTTGGTTTTCCGTTTGCTGTTCGTTCTTTGCATTCATGACCAAGAACATCAAAGAGAATCTTTCCGAATTGTTCACGGCTTCCAAGATTGGTTCGAGTTCCAAATTCTCTCTTCCACATTTTGAAGACATCGGAAGATTTCAAATTATGTTCCAAATCTTCAATCTCACGTTTGAGATTCTTGGAAGTCTTGTTGAGATACTCAACATCAATTCTCATTCCGTTGGCTTCAACATTGCTCAAGGCAATACAACCATGATGGAGAAGATCGTAGGCTTCGGGAGTTGCTGGTTTCATGTTTATTGATTATCGTGTTGAGTTTGTTTTCGTTTTCAAGCTCCCTGATGAAACCACCTGATAAAGATGAGTAGTCACCAGTTTCTTTCCTGATCTCCACCAGTTCCGATTCCGGTCAAGTGGCTCCATCAGAGAGCTTGAAATTTTTATTCTTTAAGTTCTAGTTCACAAAAAGTCATGTTCATGGTTGCTGGTTTTTTCCAAACTAGAGTTTCGTCATCACAAAGATACATTCGTTGCGTTTCCCCGAACCACGATCCGCCGTCTTTTTTAACTTCGGTGAACGTCCAGAAAACCTTTCCTAGTCTCTTGAGATTCTCAGCCCAAAGAGTTTTCTTTGTTCCGTCTTGGTTGGTGATTCGGACTTTGTGATATGTTCTTGACATTTTATTTCTTCAGTATGTTTAAGGGTTTAACTTTGTTCTGCTTTCGTGTTTGAGTTATTTAGTTCTTCGAAATGTTCGAACGGAAATTTCTGCTGGAATTCTTGCATCTGCTCCGGTTCTTGCATTGGCAATTCCTGGACGTGATTTGATTGCACTTCCGCCCATTGGGACTAGATAGTTGATTTGAAAACTTTTGAAAGTTATCCCGTTGTATCGTTTAGCGACTGAGATCAATCGATGAGAAGTGAAGCCTGTCATGACGGCTAATTCTGAAACTGTGTCGCCTCTTCGTGATCCGTTTTTTGCTAGTGCGATCAAAACAGCTTTGTCTTCTTCTTTAACTTTCATCGTTTCGGCTTTCGTGTTTGAATGTTTGAAGTAATGTTTAATTCTTATACTGAAAGTATATTCGACAGATAAGAGTATTGTAAATACATCATTCTGCACTTTTTAAGAAAAGAATCAGAACTTCTTATCAAACTACTATTTTTATAGTGTAAAACGAAAGAAAGTTTTATCTAGATTTCGATCAGTTTGCCACATTTCAATTCGTCAATGTGCGTAACAATGATGAATTGAATGTTCATTTCTTCGGATAGAGTTTCAATCAACTCCTTGATTCGCTCACGGTATTCAACAGATACAAACTTGAATGGCTCATCAAGAATCATTGTTCTTCGTTTGTGTGGAACGCTCAACATCAGACAAGCAACACGAAGAGCAAAAGCGGCAACATCAACAACACCACCACCGGAAGAATCGATTGGTGAAAACTCTTCTTCATCACGAACAAACACAAGAGCCGCTTCAGTCTTTCCCCGCTTCCGTTCGAAGTTGATTCTGAATTCATACGGCTCATCAAATACGGCTTCGAGACAACGAGAGACAACGGAAGCAATCTTTGAATGAACTTGTTGTTGCACATTGGCGGAGACTGCTTGAATGATCTCTTGAGCCTTCAAAGCTGTTTCATGATTCCGTTTGGAATCTTCAATGAGTTGTTCATTCTTCTCGATTGATTTTTGTGTTGATCTCAACTCAATCAATTTTGATTGAACTTGATTTCTAGTTTTCGAGAAGCTCTTTGTATCGATGTTCGAACTCATTCAATTGATGCTCCAATTGTTCTTGTTGTTTCTTTCGTTCTTTGATCAAGTCACTCAGGATTTCTCTGGCTTGTGTGATCGCATCGGCTCCGAAAGTTTTGATCTTTGACATGGCGTGCTTCTTTGCAAATTCTGCTTCGGCAATGTCTGCTTTCGCCAATTCGATTTTCTGCTTCAGTTGCTCCAACCTCTTTTCAATTTCCATTTGTTCTCTTTCTCAATGATCTTGTCTTTGGATGTACTTTTTCAAACAACAAAACTTCGGCTTCTTCCAGTTCCTTTTCTTGAAGTGTGTTGAATATCTTTTTGAATGTGGGTGTTCCCCAAATCATACATGATTCAATGATTGGTTCTGATAGTTTTGAATCTCTAAGAAATCTCAACTCTTTGATCCGTTGTTGAATCTCTTCTTTGGTCGGTAGATAGTCCGGCTGACTTCTCAACTCATAAGCTCCATGATTAATGAGTGAACTTCTTTTTCAATATTCTGATTCTCGCAATAACTTAGAATTGATTTTCTAAAATCCAAAGAATCGGAACCAAGTTTCTCCAATTCAACAACGAAATTTTCAAAGTCGATTTCTGTTCTTGTTGATGTCTCATTTTCTACAACTAAAGTTTTGTCTTCAGAACAATCAAGTTCTTTTGGTTCAATCGTCCCATCAGAAAACAAGACCCCAACTTTTGGTTTGTAGTTGATTTGATCTCTGGTTCTTCTCATAAACCCACCATGATTGAAAATCGTCAATCCGTCTTTGGTGGTTGTCAGAAATCCTTTGTGATTGTCACCAAACAAAGCCGCCTGAAAGCCTTTGAGCTTTTTGGATAGATGATTCACATGATTGGTTTCAGGTGCTTCAGAATAGCTCGTGGCGGCTCCTGCCCATATGTAACGATGAACAACCGCAAGATGAAAGCAAAGATCACCAGAGAGCATTGGAGCAAGATCGACATTCCAACCAAACCCATGAAGCATCAAACCATTCTTGATTTCAATTGGTTCATTCTCATTCAAGTTGATGATGTTCCCAGTCTTGCACAACGTCCAATAGGCTGATCGTTCAATTGCTGAATATCGATGATGGGGCAAGTCGTGTTGACCAGCAACCGAATACATCATTGGCAAATTGTCGATTGCAAAGTTGATCAACTCCGGAGATGAGTTCCACTTATCAAAGACATCTCCACCGCACACAATCGGACAATCAAATTTGTTTGCAAAATATTGCAATTGATCCAACGGACGTTTCATGGCTTCAAACCAATCTGGTTCAGAGCTTCGGAAGATTGGCGGCTTATCTGATAGATGTATATCAGAAACAAGAATTGCTAAAGCGGTTTTTGACATGTCGGGCAAACTTCAATTTTATCAAGTTCGGATTTTAGTTCAGCAAGATCGATTGAACGATTTGAGATTTCGTCTTCTGCTCTTTCAAAATCACAAATCAAATCTTCAAGTTCTTTGATTTTTGGATTCTCGATTTCCTCAATGAGATCAGAAAGTTTTTTGTGATCTCTTTCAAATCTCTTTTTGTCTCTGGCAATTTTGTTTGCTCTCTTGTAATTCTCACAAGCGGTTTTGATTTGGCTGATTTTCATTTTGTTCAATTCAATCTTCAATAAGAGTTCATCAATATTTTCAAGATCAACACCAGCGGCTTCAACCCATTCGAGTTTGTTCAACTCTTCTTTGTTTGCTTGAAGTAATCGTTGAACAGATTCCAAATCTGATTTGGTTCTTCGAACTGTTGAAGCAGAATTTGAAAGCGTTGTATCTATTATCGAGAGATCAACAATTTCATTTAGATTCTTTGAGACTTGTCCGGCTGATTCTGAAAACCAGAATGGAGAATCATGTTGAGATTGAAAATTGATTTCATCCAGTTTGAGTTTGGATGTTATTTCATCCGGAACAGATGAACCGAAAGAATGAAACTCTTCGTTGTTGAGTTTGTACGAATTGACTTTTCCTTTTGTTCGAATCAATTTGGAATCATCGAACTGAATTCCAACTTTGGTTTCTTTCTCACCATGAGTGATGAAAGAGTTTCCGTTTGGCTTATTCAAACAAGCCAATCTTAAAGCTCGAATGATTGCAGATTTTCCAGAGTCAGACTTGCCAACGATGCAGGTGATTCTTTCAGAGAATTCCAGATCAAGACTTTTGTGTTTCTGGAAGTTTCGAATTCTGATTTTCTTAATCGTCATCTATCTCTTCCAGATAAAGTTTGATCCCGTGTTTGGCTGTCACGGTTTGCAATCGGTAGATGTATTTGGATTCGGATCGTTTGTGTTTCACCAGTAAGATGATTGCCGGTTTGCGTTTTGTTACTTCAGCATAATACAAAGATTGACCAACGGCTTCAGCCCATTTTCTAGGCCACTCAACTTCAATGGCGTATTCATCATTGAGAAGATCAACACGAGTTAAATCCCACAAGACAACTTCGGCTTGAGCTTTGTATTTTTCAGCAAGTCTTCGAGTCTCTTCAACTTCACCAGCGAAAGCCGATGAAGTGAAGATGATCAAAATGAAAATGATTCGATTCATTTTTGATTTTTAAGATAGTTGATGGTTTCTTGGATTGCTTCACTCATAGATTTGAAATCTTCGTCGGTGAGTTGTTCTGGATGTTTGCAATCTGCAAGCACCAAACTTAGATCGAAAATGATTGATTGTAATTTATCCATGATATATCATTATCGTGTTGAGATTGATTTGAAAAATGCCACCCGTCTTTTCATCTTCCCCAAGACTATCGCCCCAACGAGTTTAGGCGAAGACGGATGGCATCCCAGTTTCAATTGTTTTCAAGATATTCGATGACGTTCAAAGCTGTTCGATGACGAAACCAATTGCTTGCCAATGTTGGGGTTGTCATCTCAAGAACTCGATGAGCCCATTTCAGAGTTTCTTCAACGGAATCATTCTCGTCATTGAATGCGGATATATCGCACCCTTCTCCGTTTCTATATGCTTCGATTTGATCTTCATCAAAACAGAGTTGACCGCCTGAAATACAATTTTCGTTATAGTAAAAAATTTGATTTGGCATTTGATTTTTGCTTTCGTGTTTGAAGTTTGTGATTAGTTTTTAAGAGTGTATTTGTGCCAGAATTGAATTATTTCTAGTTGATCATCTTTCAGCATGTATCCTGTTTCATCCACATCTTCTCCGTAAACACCAGAGTAATTTCCAAAAGTTGAATGAGATGTGAAGTACCAAGTTGTGTCCCATTCGCATTCTTCCGGATTTGATTTGAAAGATTTGAAATGATATTCTGTTGATCGAATCTTCACTGTCAATGAATCTTTAGTTGCTGTTGCTGTAGATTCTTGGTTGGTCAGAATGTCTTCGATGATTTTTTGATTCTTGGTCATTTGATTTTTGCTTTCGTGTTTGAGTTGTTTGAGTTTTTGAAATGAGCAGTTTTCAAACTTGCTCAGGTTTTGCGATGACTTAGAAAGGGAACTGAAGAATGTGTTGGAATACTGTTTCGCCATGAATCAAGTATTCACGAATCAGGTGAGACTTCTTTCCGTTTGGTCGAACTCCGATGTGTTCAGCAACACAATTTTCTTCTTGTCGCATTGCTTGAACATTTGGAGTTTCGTTCATGTCTGAAACTTTGTGAGTTGTTTCGATTCGATACTCGATGTTTTTGATTTTGATGATCATTTGATTTGCTTTCGTGTTTGAATGTTTGAGTTGTTTAATTCTTATATAGTTAATATATCGACGGGATAAGAATATTGCAATAGTAAAATCTGCATTTTTTAGAAAAAGTTTTTGAGCAGTTTTCAAACTTGCTCAGGTTCAAAAATTATCGGCCAAGTTTTAGCCAATTGCCTTCGATGGCATCCCGATAAGATTCTTCTCGAATCTCACCATGAGCCAATTTCATTTTGCCGTGATCGGTCAAAACTTGGCGATACTCAGCACTCGTTGCACGATCAGCCAAAGCTCGTCGATTCTTCTCTTTGCAGTATCGATTCCACATTGCTTCGAAAGAATCAAAAAGAAAATCTTTGAACGCTGGAAGTTCGGAACTTCGTTCGATTTGGCGGAAGTGAATTCGAAGTTCAAATTTGATTGTTTGGGGTGACATGGTTTCGGCTTTCGTGTTTGAAGGTTTGAATGTTTAAGTCTTATACAAGTAATATATCGACACAACAAAACAATAGCAACACCTAAATCTGCATTTTTTCAAAAAAGTTTTCGAAGCACATTTGGAGAAACTGCAACTTTGAAATCGTCCCAACGCATCATCACAATATTATCAACCAGAGAAGTTTGGTTCTTCATTCGAATAGAAGTTTGAAAGCGTATAAACGGAAGATATTTTCCATGATACGGATCGGAATTTTGAAAGCATGTGTTCCGCTTTAGAAGATCATAGAATCTTTGTGGGAAGTAGATCATCACATCTCGTCTATCTCGTTTGTGAACAATCATCCAAGTTTCGGAGTTTGCGTTGTGTGCTGATTCGGTGGCTTGCTGATACCACGATTCCCAAACTTGAACCGCCGATGATTCGGGAGCATCAAACACGTTGTGAATCGTGTCTTTCGAATATCCTCTTTTCAATTCGAATGTGATGATGTCAATCAGTTTCATTCCATCTGGATGAATGGCGGCAATATCACCATGCTGTCCTGATGTTGTCTTTCCTGCTCTGGCTCTTACGGTTGCACGACCACCAGAGTTCGATGATCTCCAAAACATTTCATCCGTTTCTTGATGAGTCCACCACAAAGACAAATCTTTGCAGAAGTCTCGTTCGAATTGTGATCCTTTAGGCATCAGTGACAACCTCAACTTTCAATTCCGTTTGAATCCAAACTTCTGCTCCGCATGAAAGCGGTTTGTTTGGTGAGTAGATAACACGAACAATTTCTTCTCCGTTGTCGTCTCGAATGATTGCTTGATGAGCATAATCATTTGACTTGTAAGTTTTGATTGTCAGAACTGGTTCGTTCTTGTCGTGCTTTCGATTTGATTTGATCTTGTGTTGATTAACATGGATGACGGTTTTCATTTCATCAACCCATCACGGAAAGAAGCTCGTTGTATTCATCATCATCGAGATCATAGAATTTCATATTCTCATGAAGCGGTTGATGAAGCTCACCGGATTCTTTCAACTTCTGTTTCAGTTCTTCTTTTTCAATTTGTTCTTGAGGACTCATTTCGTTTTCCCTTACTTGAAATAGGTTTTGGATTTCTTCATTCCTTGAATGGCTTCTTTGGCTTCTGCTTTGGTTCCATAACTTCCATAGAATGTTTTGGTTCCATCCAGATGAGTAACTTCAACATCGTACTTCCCAAGAATGAAATCTGATTCCTGATAGTTCTGATTTTCTGATTTCAATTTGTCGATGTGTGTTTGTGTTACTTTGACAATTCGCCAAGTTGGTTCTGGCTTCTTCTTGATTGGTGGTTGCATGATTCTTCTTTCGTGTTTGAGTTTGTTTATTGATTATCGTCTTGAAGTAATTTTCAAAATGAGCAGTTTGAAAACTTGCTCAGGTTTGCGTCTCCTATTCAAAGTCTCGAATGATGAATTCCATTCCTGTTGTCACTGCTCTTTACATTCACACTCTTGGCCGGTGCGGTTCCAAGTGTCTACAGCTTCCTGCTTTTCAGTACACAAACTCCCCGTTGCGGAGCAACGCAAGCACTCGACGCAGTGAGCGTCATACTTTTCTATAAATAACGCTCTATCACTCCCACAAAACGGACACGGCTTCAACTCTGGCTCAGGTGGTTCCGATTCATCACCTGTTGCCATCTCAAGCAGTTGCCGGTACATCTTTTCATTCTTCCCACGCTTGGCTACCTTGTCCCGCAGCCACTGGATTAAATCGTAGTCACTCATCACTTCACTCCTTCGTGGTTATGTAGATCAACTGTTTTGGTCATGAGAGAAATCTGCATTTTTTAGAAAAAGATTTTGAGCAGATTGAAAGCAGAAAAGAAGAGCAGTTTTGAAACTTGCTCAGGTTTTCGAGGGTGTTCAACTATACTTTGGTTTTCGATCAATCGCACATTCGTTTTCGATCTCATTCCAAACTTGTTCAACCAGTTCAGCAAGTTTTGATTCAAGGTTTTGTTCTTGGATTTGCCGAATCAGTTTTTCACGGGTTGCTTTGATTTCAAAATCATCAGCATTGATTGTTTGCTTTGTCTTTGTCCAATACTTTTCAGCGACAAGATAATCAATGCAAGAGCCAACATCATCGATCCCGAATGAGTGATAGAGAGGAATTGAAATCTCTCGAAGTCTTCCAGTGAATCGATTCTTCTTCACCTTGATATTTGCGTTGATTCCGATTTCTCTGTCTTTGGATCGAACAGATTTCTTGATCTTTCCGGCTTTGCTCGACCAGATTTCTAGGTGAGCATAGAACCGCAACGCATGACCACCAGAACGAGTTTTGGTTTCAAATCCGAATCCAAGATTGTCACGGGTCTGGTTGATGATGATCAGAATTGATTTTGTCTTTCTCAAGAATGGAAGAATCTTCCGCAAGTGTGAAGAGTTGGTTTTTGCTTTTCCATCTCCGTAACTTCCGGCGGTTGACTTTCCTTTTCTCATCGCCGTTTTTTGTTCGTCGAATTTATCTTGTTCAGATTTCGAACTTAGAGAATCCATTGAATCCAAAATGTAAATGAATGGACGTTGATCCTCAATGGCATCATCAACATTGAAATAGAATTCTTCAATCGTCGATGAGTAATCTGGCAATCCGTCTTCGTCGATTGCTGGTGATTCGATTCGTTCGGCAACTTTCGAACCGAAGAATCTTTCAATATCCATCAACGCTCCATCCTCGACATT